GGATTGAAAAATTTTACAAGGCTTGGTTTATTAGGATAAATGGCAAGGAAAGGTCGGAACGGTTTTTAAACCTTCTTTACAGGACGGGTAATGTAATTCTCAAAAGAAGAACCGCCAAGATAACTAAAAAAATAGAAGAGGAGCTTAGAAGATCGTCTGGAAAAGCCGACATAGTTCCAGAGTCTATCAAAATAAACAGAAGAGAGATACCTTGGAAGTATGATTTTCTCAACCCGATGTCCGTAGAGGTATTAGGCCAAGAGCTTGCTACCTTTGTTGGCAAGCCGCAGTTTGCTTTAAAGATATCCAATCTTCTAAAACGACATATTACAAACAGCAGCAAAAATCCCTATCACCAAAGATTGCTAGCTCAACTACCTGCCGATGTTCTCAAGGCGGTGAAGCAGGGGATTAGTATTCTTCCATTAGACGTAGATAAAACCTCCGTGTTCTATTACAAAAAAGATGATTGGCTAACATGGGCCAACCCTATGATTTACGCCATCTTGGACGATATTTTAATGTTGGAAAAAATGAAGTTGGCAGATATTTCTGCTTTAGACGGGGCTATTTCTAATATTCGACTTTGGCGGATCGGAGATTTAGAGAATAAAATTCTCCCCACCAAGGGTGCGATTAACAAGTTAAGAAACATATTGGCTGGAAATGTTGGCGGGGGCACAATGGATCTGGTATGGGGTCCAGAAATTGATTTTAAAGAATCAAACACTCAAGTCTACAAGTTTCTTGGGTCTGAAAAATATCAACCGGTTCTTACCAATATCTATGCCGGGCTGGGCATTCCTCCCACCTTGACGGGCCTAGCAAGCGGAGGTAGCGGTGGATTTACCAACAACTTCATCTCTCTTAGAGTTTTACTTGAGAGGTTGGAGTACGGTAGAAATATACTGATGACCTTTTGGCGTCAAGAAATAGAGATGATCCAAAAGGCGATGGGTTTTCGTTTTCCCGCGACTGTGCATTTTGATCAAATGACTTTATCTGATGAATCCTCAGAAAAGAATCTTTTGATTCAGTTAGCAGATAGAGACATAATTAGCGCCGAGACTGTTCAAGAAAGGTTTGGAGAAGTGCCGGATATCGAGAAAATTAGAATCAAGCGTGAAGCTAAAGAGCGTCAAAATGAGAGAATGCCTCAGAAATCTGGTCCCTATCATAATCCACAGCACCTTAACGACCTTGAAAAGATTGCCTTACAAAAGGATCTTATTGCTCCAGAAGATGTAGGAATTGTGCCTTGTGATGAAACTGGAGATCATCCCTTTACCGACCCTGATGACCGACGAAGCGATCAACAAATTCAAGAAAAGAAGGAGGAGGTTCAAGACAAGCAAGACGAAAGAGACCAAAAGAAATTTGATAATCAGCAAAAACAAAACCCGCCAAACGAAGGGTATGACCCCAAAGGCAGGCCGGAAGACGGCAGACCTAAAAACGCTAAAGATAAAACGAAGAGAAAGCAAAAAGAGGTTAAGCCGCGCGTTGCCGCAAGTACTGATTTTGCTAATACGCTTTTATGGGCTACTAAAGCCCAGAAGCAAATCTCAGATATTGTTAATCCCGCATTACTAGCGCACTACGGTAAGAAAAATCTTAGAGCATTAACCAAGCAAGAGACCGACGAAGCGGAGTATATTAAGCTGTGTGTGTTATCCAACATCTCACCCTTCGACGAAATCGATGCTCGTACTGTCAAAAGTATTTTAGACCAGAATCTAAAAGCTGACCCTGCTTTAATTTCACTTATATCTAGCATCAATAACGACTTTGTTGAAGCTAATATTAGAAATCCCAGCCTCGAAGAGTCCCGCCAGATCCAGATTTCTGCATACGCAATATCTCGTTAATTTGGATAATTTTGATTTATTTTTCATTCTGGTGTATATTTTATAGAGGTGAAACATGACAGTAAAAATATTTCAAGCCGAAGTAGACGCCGGTATAGAAGATTTAATCCGGTCTAACGCTAGCTTCGCTTATTCTTCCTTAGCTACACCCTATTCTCCTGACAACGCAGAAGAGGAAAAGGCTAAATTATTAGCGTTTAGTTCCGAAGCAGGGTCCAACCCAGATCAATTTGATCTCTATTATTTAAACTCGGTGTTGGTTTCAACGGGCTGGAATAAGAACGACGACGTTTTCGACATAAGGGAAGTTTGGGAGGCGAGAAATACTCCAGAAGATAAACAGTTCAATTTTATGCATGATGAAAGTGATATCATAGGGCACATCACTGGAAATAAAGTGATTGATAAAAACGGGATGGACATTTCAGACGAAACAAGCTTTGATCAACTTCCAGACAAATTTGATATTGTTACCAGCGCCGTTCTCTACAATAGCTGGGCCGACCCAGAGCGTAAAATGAGAATGGATAGTATAATTGAAGAAATTGGACAGGGTGACTGGTTTGTTAGTATGGAATGTCTTTTTAGGGGCTTTGATTACGCGGTTGTTAATCCAAAAGGCCAACATAAAATTATTGCCAGAGATGAGGACTCTGCCTTTTTGACTAAGCATCTTAGAGTATACGGGGGAGAAGGAGAGTATGAAGGACATAAATTAGGCAGATTGCTCAAAAACATTTCTTTTTCCGGTAAGGGTTTGGTGCGAAACCCGGCAAATCCCAGAAGTGTTATTCTGAATAATCTAAATGCGTTTCGTGGAAGTAAAACCTATTCAATATCTCATTCTGATATAAGGGAGAATGTAGCAATGGCTAACGAAGATCTGTTGCAAAAGCAAATTGAGGAACTAAAGTCAGATTTAGCTCAGGCTAAAGAAGATGCAAAGTCTCTCGAAGAAACAGTAGCGGCAAAGAAAGATGCCGAGTCTCAGGCTCGCGTCGAATCTTTTGAAGCTACTATTACTGAAAAGGATCAGGCTATTGACGGTCTGTCCAATGAACTTCAGGTTGCTCAAGAAGCACTCGCTTCCTCAAAGGAAGAGCTTGTTGCTAAAGACGAAGAGCTAACTGAAGCTAACAGCAAGATTCAGGCTCATGAAGCCGAGTTCAAGACCATGCTCCGTAAGGCAGCTTTGGTTGAGGCGGGCCTTGAGGGTGAAGACATCGAGACAGCTTTAGAGAAGTTCTCTGATGCTGCTGATGACATCTTTGACGAAGTTGTATCTCTTTATTCTAAGATGAAGGGTAATCCCTTCTTCGACAAGAAGAAGAAGAAAGACGACGAAGAAGAGAAAGACGCTGACGCTTCTTCAGAGGCAGAGGTTGCAGAAGAATCAGACGACACAACTGATTCTACAGACGAGGCTGATGTCGAAGCCGATGCTGAAATTCTGGAAACAGCCGAAGAAGACGAAGAGATTGCTCTTACAGACACTGGTGATACTGATCTAGTAAATGAGACCAGAGCGGGTGTCAGTGACTGGCTTTCTAAGAATGTTCTTCATACCACAGCGGGCTTAGAAGAAAATTAATGAGATTTGAGTCTCATCCAAACTCTTAAAAGGAGATAAACAAATGGCTTTAAAAGCTGATCGACACGAACTCGATACTGACATTTCTTTTTTCTATAACGAAGGCACTGCCGAGCGCGGCGGCGTTGTAGTTCTAGATACCGTTGGTTCTGGTGCCGCCATGGATCAGGCTGGTGCAAAGGTTAAGTATGCCGTTGCAACAAACGCTCTGTTCCCGGTTGGTATTCTACTCAACGACGTTGTTAATCTTGACCTTACTCGTCAGCATATCAACTGGCATAAGGACGAGGTCCAAAAGGGCGGTAAGGTTACCGTTCTCAAGAAGGGTTGGGTTGTGACCAACCTGATTGCTGGTACTCCAGCCGCTGGACTTGGCGCATTCGTAGACGACGGCACTGCTGGCTATATCGCCACAGCCGCCGAAGTTGCTGATGGTAAGTACATCCAGATTGGCCGTTTCATGTCCACTAAGGACGAAGATGGTTACGCCAAGGTGGAAGTCAACCTGCCGATGCCAGTTGATAATGATGCTGCTGCATCAGCACCAGAGTAATCTAAACTAACCTGAAAAGGAGTAACAATAATGAGTAGAATGACTAGACCAGACGAGCAATTTCTTGATCTTCTCAAGCGCTCAGGTAGTGCTGATAAGACGGAAGCTCTTGTTGCCCAACACGAATTGGCTCAGGCTCTTGAAATGCCTCTTCGTCAGGGTGTTCTAATTGGTGATGTTCTTGACGGCATTTTCGAAAGAATGGCCGTTGAACCCGGCGCAAGCGTAGAGTTCCCTCTGGATCTCCTCGCCCCCGGTGAAGAGAACAGCCATGTGGCATATACAAATCCCGGTCATGGCCGCATTCCTGAGCGAGCCGTGGAAGGCGATTATGTTATGGTTCCTACTTACACGGTTGCAAGTTCAATCGACTACCTCTTGCGTTATGCAAGAGAAGCTCGTTGGGATATTGTTGGTCGTGCTATGCAGGTTCTTGAAGCTGGCTTCGTCAAGAAGATGAATGACGATGGTTGGCATACGCTGCTCGCCGCTGGCGTTGATCGCAACATCCTCGTTTACGATGGTGATGCTGCTAATGGCCAGTTTACCAAGCGTCTAATTTCACTCCTCAAGACCGTCATGCGACGTAATGGTGGGGGAAATACAGGTTCTGTCCGACGTGGTAGCCTGAGTGACGTATATCTTAGCCCGGAAGCTCTCGAAGACATCCGTAACTGGGGTCTTGACCAAATCGACGAAGTCACTCGTCGTGAGATCTATCTGGCTGGCGATGGCGATGCTGTTATCACCCGTGTCTTTGGTGTAAACCTTCATGACATGGATGAACTTGGTTCTGGTCAAGAATACCAGACGTTCTATGCAGATCAGTTGGCTGGCACACTTCAGGGTTCCGACTCTGAACTGATTGTTGGTCTTGATCTAAATGGTAACGACAGCTTCGTTATGCCCGTTAAGCAGGAAGTCCAGATCTTTGAAGATGATGCCCTCCATCGTCACCAAAGAGCCGGTTTCTACGGCTGGGCCGAACTAGGCTTCGCCGTGCTTGACAACCGACGTATTCTTCTGGGTTCATTCTAATCCATTAAGACTATTTCGCATTATGGAAGCCGCCCTCAATATTTTGGGGGCGGTTTTCTTTTATATGGTGTATAATATTGTGGATTTGTCTATATAAATAGGACACAAAATGACCAAAAGAACAAAAACAGATTTAGTATCCAATGTGATTAACACATTGTTGCTAGATAATGACGGAGGAGAAATCAGTCCAGAAGATCTAAGGACTGGTTTTATCGACACCGCTGATTCTGTTGTTTTTTGGGACAATACAAAACCGGCAAGCGCAACTGCGTCATGTACTGTCGGAGAAGTAAAAATTGCTGCTACAGATACAATATATCACTTGTATGTTTGTGTAGCAACCGATACATGGCGAAGGGCCGAATTAGGTAGTTTCTAACGTAGGAGAATAAATTATGTCAGATGCCATGAGCAATTATCTTGAAAGTGAGGTAGTCGATCATTTATTTAGGGCTGGTACTTTCGCAAAGCCCTCTGCAATTTATATAGGATTAATAAGATTTTATGAAGCAAGCAAGGTAGAAACTTTTACTGGAACTACTGTTGGCCCAAAGGAGCTAGGGGCAGCAGGTGACACCGCTCTTAGTTATGCTAGAGTGACTGTTACTCAAAATGATAGCACTTGGTCTGCTGCAACTGCTGGTGGAGCAACTTCAAATGCTGGTGATATTACTTTTAATACCGCTACTGGAGACTGGGGTATGGTTTCCGGTGTGTTTGTCGTAGACGCCTCCGGGGGCGGAAACCTCCTTTTGCACGGAGCTTTAACTACCGCCAGAGATGTAAAAAGTGGCGACGTTTTCAAATTTAACGCTGGCGATTTAGACGTTACATTTACATAAACTCTATTTCCTGAACGGGAGGCTATAATGGCTCTAGCCTTAGCAGATAGAGTTAAAGAAACTACCACTACAACTGGAACGGGCACGATTAGTCTCGCTGGGGCTGTAACTGGATTTCAACCATTTGTAGCTAGCGTAGGAGACGGTAATACTACATACTACGCACTTGAAGATACCAACGGTACGGACTGGGAAGTCGGCC